CCGCCTTCGTGCTGGATAGACAGGACTTCTGCCAGGCCGCAAGATGGAACGGGCCGCACATTGACGAGATGGAGCTTGGCCGGGAACTTCACAAGTGCGCCGTCTGGTACAACTCCGCCTGGGTCGCCCCGGAGATCAACTTCGGACGCGCCGCCATGCTCGTCCTGAAGGAGGCTGGATACCCCAATATCTACCGCCAGAAGATGTTGCCAGACAGCACTCGGGAAGGCCAAGAACAAGGGGAGTACGGGTGGGTTACGGACCAAAGAACCCGCCCCCTGATGATCTCCTACTACCTAGATCGGACGTGCCGTAACGCGGACGGACGGTTCGACGGCAAACTCAAGGTCTTCTCCAAACTGCTTGTTGACCAGGAATCCACCTTCGTCAAGAAGAAGTCGGGGAAAGCGGAGCATCAGGACGGGGAGCATGACGACGAGTTATTCGGGGCCATGATCGCCGTGTGGATGGACCGCGTGTGCCCCATGACGCTCAACAGGAGTGACTACACTCCCGGTCCCATCGTAGGCAAGCGAATCTACGGATATACGATGATGGGCGGGGTGGATGATCGAAGGCTTCAAGACTCGGGGGACGATGACGAGACGACATAGGAGAACTCATGTCTACGGTGGAGATGCGGAGCAGGACACTAACACGGCAGTTTGTTGTTAGCGATCCGGAGTGGTGGAAGGACGTTCCGAAGCTGGGCAGCAAGAACGACGAGGGGATGGAATGCATTTCTGTGGAAGGTCACGTCACTGATATGCTCAACTTCTACCGAGTGACAGTTACTTGGAGAGACTGATGGAAATTGCAGTGATTATCCTGTTGATTGGACTTCTGATGGGCGGGTTGCTCATCTTCGTCGGGCTGGTGATCGGATATCGCATGGGGATTAAGACGGCCAGGAATGACCAGACCCCCCTATTCGATGGCGCGTTCACCACTGTCTCTGATACACCCGAAACAACCGTTTAGAGGGATACAACATGTCTTCTTACGCCGTAGAAGTTGATGTCACTACCGATGCAGACGGGAAACAGACTGTTTACAGCCAACCAGTCAGCGGGCGGCTGGCGCACATCGCCTACACCAAGACAGACTTTGCCAATGGGGTGGACTTCACGATCACCAGTGATCGAACGCAACAGACCATCTGGGACGAGGACGACGTGAACGCCAGCAAGACCATCTCTCCGGTCCAGCCAGCCCACACGTCGGCCGGCGTTGCCGTGACGTATGACGGGACTCGCCCCATCTATCGGGACATTGTTCTTGCCGCCGAGCGGATCAAGTTCGTCATTGCCTCTGGCGGCGCGTCCAAGACCGGAACTTTCCGCGTTACTTTGGTGGATTAACATGCCCGAATCTCAAAGCGCTGAAACGAAAAAGCTCAACGACTATATCACTGAGCGGGTCCAGTATGCGCGAACGGCCCAGAATCGGCGCATAGAGGCATACATTCAGGGGTTGAACTACGCACTTGATAACCAATTGGCGGATCAAGAGATAAAATCGGGATTTAACTTGATTCAAGCCAACTATGTTTTCCCGGCCATGATGCAGGAACTCGCATTCCTGTCCCAGCGCCTCACGTCCATCTTGGCCCTTCCCCAGGAGCCTTCGGATGTGGAAACGGCGAAGGTGTGGCAAGCCCATCTCCAGTGGCTCTTTGAGTACCAGTTGAAGTTCAAGATGCACCAGATCAGGGCGGCGCTGGACGGGAAAATCTTTGGCCATTACATTACCTACCCCTACTGGAATCCCAGGTGCTATTGGGATACCGGGAGAAAGGCGTGGGTTGGACAGCCGGAAGTCACTCTGGTTCACCCGTTCAACTTCTTCCCCGATCCCGAGGCCGAGGGATTGAAGCGCGGCGATTGCACGTATGTAGTGGTAAGGCGAAAGGTATCCCGCGACTGGGCGATCTGGCGATGGCCCCAGTTCGGGGATGTCATCGAGAAGGCGAGTGACCCCGAAAAGGACGAGAGCGCCGAGTTGTACGGAAAGCGACTTGTCAGTTCCATGTTTGAGGATGGCAAGGATCGACCCTTGCTCCGGAATGACGGGGAACTGGTATCCTCAATCATGGAGTCCTGGGGTCTCAGGTCTAACGTGATCGCGGCGGGAGAGATCGAGAAACCAGACCGCTCTACGACAATCACCTTGGAACAGATTCTCACGGAGGACTACAAAGAGAAAAAGTCCAAGGATGAGCGGGAGCAGGGATTTGAGTGGCATGTCGGCGCTGGGTTGGCCTATCGGGATGACGATGGAGTGAACCGTTGGAGAGACGATGGTTCTCCGTGGCCTGGCGACAGGGGCGCACAGACCATCATCCGGGAGTTTGACGAGCCCACGTTTCCAAACGGCAGGCTCATTCTCCGCATAGGCGACACCATCCTGAACCCCAAGGACGAAGACCAGGTTTGGGGAAGCCGTCGATGGCCGTACATACTTGGAGTAAACCAACTTCTTCCACACGTTTGGTATGGTCTGAATAACATCGCCATGGCAAAGGGCTTGCAGGACTTCCAGAACAAGGCCCTTCGCTCGATTGACAACTGGATTGCCAACTTCGCAGACCCAAGGATGCTTGTCGAGCCGGACGGGCTGATCGGAGGGAATGACAAGGTTGCCCCCAAACTCAAGGCGCAGGCTGGCGCTATTGTCAAGGTGCGAAAGGGTGGGATTCGGGACAAGGTAATCGACATCCTCCAGCCCCCCACTCTTTCTCAGGGAGTCTTCCAGACCGTCTCCGAGATTCAACAGGTCATGCGAGACCAAACGGGTATGCAAGACATCGGATTGGGAAGGCAGATGAGGGGGGGCGCTACGGCCACTGAGGCCCAGAACCTCGCCACGAACAGTCGGCTCAGGCAGGCTCTCAGCAACGCACTCATGGACAACCATGTTGTCGAGGTATTTGAGTACCTTACGGAGGTATGCCAGAACAACTATCAGGTCGGAGATGTGGTCCGAATCGTTGGGGATCAGTACGCGGCAACCGTGATGCAGATTTATCAGCGAATGAAGGACGCGCCGATGGACATCCGGATCAAGGTAGGCACTGATTTGCCCTTCGACCGAGACAGGATCGCCCAGAACTACAAACTTGCCGCCGAGATCATCAGTGCCGCCCCCTACATGGCTAAACAGGTTCTTGAGGCTCTCCAGATCGAAGGGAAAGATGACATTCTGAAGGGATTGCAGGACCAGCTGGTCATCAATCAAACTCAACAGCAGATCAAGACGGCTGGGAGTCAGCCGGAGTTGCTGGGCGACCGAGTTGCGCAGAAGGGAACTGCGCTTCCTGTGGGGTAACATGACCCAAAAAGAGGCGCGAAAGATTGTCAAGTGGTTCAAGCGGACAATGAATATGGAGGACTGGAGGATTCTCCTGTTCGTTCAGGACGATCCGCCTGAATGGCATGACGACCCCAATACCGAAGATTCTGGCGGCAGCGGAGTGTACAACCAATACAAGTCGGCGCTGGTGTGGGTAAGCAACCGCAACTCCCAATATTCTGGAGATTTCAGCATAAAAGTGGCTCCCGAGGCCGCCCTGATCCATGAACTGCTTCATGTATTGGCGGCTGACGTTGGCTGGGAGGGAGCAGAGAAGGCTCCTCGCCAGAATGAACAGGTATGGAACACGCTAGGACAAGCGCTTTATAGGCTCTACAAGCACGATACTGGGCGCGGCAGGGGTCGGTAGGCGTTCTTTCCACGGCGGAGGTCCACCACGCCTCCCCACCGCAACCGTGGATTCTCCCGCCTGCCCCCCTGTTGTCGCCCTGAGATTGGAACCAACATGCCAGAAGAGTTTGAAAAATGCCGATCCGCCGGTGGTCGCATTCGCACCAAGACGCTACCAAATGGCAGATATGTTCACATCTGCTTCCTTGGGGGTAAGAGTTACGCCGGCGAGGTCAAGACGGCAAAGAACGTCGGAACGGATATGATGAAACAAAGGAGACCAAAGTGACTGAACAAGTGGTTGAGACGACAGAGGAGAAGGCTGCCAGAATCAAGGCTGCGCGGCAGGAGAACATGCGAAAGGCGAGGGAGGCCAGGATGGCCAACCTAGAGCGGTTGGCGCCAGAATCCAAGCCTCCTGCGAGGCCCGCAGAGTCAGTTTATCATGTTCCGAGATATGTGTGTTCTCAGTGCGGAAGAGAGGCCCCCAACAATGCCGTATTGAGCCCTGGACAAGACGCCAGGATTCAGTGTATGGGCTGTCCGCATTTCGCAATCATCAAGAGAGAGATCGTCAAGTTCTGACCCAATCGGGTCTAATCCGCAACAAAGACCAATAGGCCACTGGCCGACAGGGTGCTGGTTGCGCACATTTCTACCGAACGGACTGAGGCGAAACGCCCAATCAGTCTGATTCAGGGAGCAGGAGAAGATGTCAGAAGAGGATAAGGTTGTAGACGGGGTTGACATGACCGCTGCCGAAGTTGAGCCTACTCAAGAGGTTGACGACAAGAGCGAAAAGACCGTAGAGGAAGGCAAAGACACCCATGAAGCTGCCAAGCGCAAAAAGGAATGGGATAAGGAGCGGCAAAAGGTCCAGCAGGAGTTTGCCAATTACCGCAAGGCGAGTGAAGCCGAAAAGAAGGAAACGGCCGCTCGGATAGAGAAGTTGGAAGCAGCGATTGGCGAGCTTCTTGAAAAGGCCAAGCAAAACCCCAACCCGGAAAACACGGATACCCAAGATGAGGCACTGGAGGATTTGGGCGAAGACGACTTCGCCGTGAACCCCCGCAAGGTGCTGAACGTCATTAAGAAGACTTCCAACATGAGCGCGCGTGCGTTCGCGGAACTTCAGAAGGCCGTGAACGAAAATAAGCGACTCAATGACGAGTTGGAGAAGGTGAAGGGTGCCGAGTCGGTCCGCGCTTCGGCAGAGAAGTCCAGGGCATTCATCAACGGACTCCTGGACGAATGTGACGATAAGTACGGGCCGAAATTCCGAAGCGCCGCCTATGAGGCCGCTTGGGACTTCCTGAAGGAAGAGGGCTACAACAACTCTGACAACAAGCCCAGCGCGGATGCCGTCCGAGTCACCATCAAGCGGTTCTACAAGGAACTGGCTGATGCTGACAAGACCAAGAAGGATGCGAAAGAGGACAAGAGGGGCGATGGCCGTCCCAAGAGTCCCTTCGCGCTGGATACGGGGAAAGGTGGAAGAGTTGCGGCGGGTGTCGCGGATGAAGGTCCGGTCGGCACAGACGCCGAAGTGCGTGAATGGATGCAGAAAAACAATCGTTGGGACTGACCCAACAACCAACACACAGACTGGATGATCGCGGGTCTTTCTGATCCGCACGCCAGTTCAAGTTCAAGAGAGGAAGTTTTAGTATGGCTAACTTGCTTCAGTCTACCAGAGAGTACTGGGATCGTACCGTCAAGGATGAAGTCTGGATGAAGATTCCGGTCTTCAACCTCCTGCTTCAGCGCAACAAGGACGTGTTCGATCCTGGCACTTCGTGGAAATGCACCCGTGGTAAGGCCGATCTGGAGGCCTCGGTTCAGGAGTACCACGGCGGCAATACCCCGCTGACCGCCTCCGAGACCACCACGAAGGAGACGGCCCAGTGGTACGCCAAGGAGATGCAGATTGGTCTGATTATCCCCCGCCGAGAGCTTTTCCAGAATAAGCCTGGCGAGAGCCGCATCTTCGACCTGAAGGAAGATACGGTCAAGCAGGGCCGTGACGCCCTTCGCCTGAAGATGCGCACGAACCTGTACCGGGCTGCCAGCGCCGCCCGTGACGCCGATGCCGTGGGTTTCCAGGGGATCGTGGACGCCCTGACCCATGACGTGCAGTACGGCGGACTGACTCGGACCATTTCGTCTGGCACGAATACTTGGTGGCAGGGTGCGTCCGTGAGCGGCGCGTACACTGACCAGGCGACCGCCGCGACCATGAGCATCGCGTTCCTGCGCCAGCTTTATGACGCCTGCTCGATGTACGGCGACGTGTCCGAGAGCAACTTCGTGTTCATCATGGGGCCGACCAACTGGCGCACCATCCAGGCCGAGGCCGAGTCGCACCGGCTGTCGATGGAGCGTGGCGAGTCTACCCGTTGGGGCATCACCGATGTCACGATTGACGGCGGGATGCGGATCGTCGTGGACCCGTACCTGAAGGACACCGCCGGCACGCGCGACGAGTACGTGTTCGGCCTGCATCTGCCCGACTGGAAGCTCAAGATCGACCCGGAGCGCGGATTCGGCACGATGGGCGAGTGGGTTGACCAGTCCCAGATCGAGGGTGGGCGTGACATCGTGTTGGCCCGCTCGTTCGTTCGCGGCAACCTGATGTGCGGCTCTCCGCGCAACAGCATCTACCGCTCCAATGTCAGCTAACTGCTGACTCACTTCACAGAAACGAGGTAACTTATGCCTGACTCGACTATTGACTCTTCCCTTGTGATTCTCAAGGACAACTACTGGCCTGGCGCTCCCCTGCCCAACTTCGGCAAGCCGAAGGA